CAAAGGGTGTCGAGACAACCGTAGAGGCAACCGCTCAGGGGGCTACGGGTGCAGCGGCAGCAGGAGCATCCGCCATATCAACGATTGAGAAGGCATCCGTGATCCTCGCAGTCATTTCGGCAGCTCTCCAAGTGGCTACCGCCATCGCTTCCCTATTCAATGATGATGATGCAAAGCAGGAGGAAATCGAGAATCTGCAAAGACGGATCGATCAGCTCCAATGGGAGCTTGATAATCAGGATGCGGTTAGGCTTCAGAATAGGCTCGGTGATGCCGTTGAGAGGGTAAGGAACGTATATGCTCAGACCTCGGCAGAGGTGATGAGACTCCATGAGGTATCAAAGAGATACGGCTCATTTTGGGGGCAGATGGTAGGTCATGTGATCTACGAGAACGAGATGATGGAGAGATCCATCATGAAGATTGCGGATGCCTATGCGAAGGTTGAATATACCGCAAACAAGGCTCTCGGAAGGGAGAAGTATATGGATTCCCGCAAGCAGCTCGAAAACCTCGCAGAGCAGCAGATCCTCATCTATAAGCAGATCGAGGAAGAGAGGGATAAGAAAGATACCGATTGGGGTAAGATCGATGATTGGAAACGTGATATTCAGGAACTCGCAAATGAGATGGCTGATCTCATCAACGAGATGTTGGAGGAAATCATCGGATCCACCGCCACCGATCTCGCTTCACAACTCGGAGAGGCTTTCTTCGAGGCTGCAAGGCAGGGAGAGGATGCGATGGAGGCTTGGCATACCAAGGTCAAAGAGATCGTTTCCGATGTCATGCAGAGGATGCTCATTCAGAAGTTCATCGAGGAGCCGCTGGGTCAGATCTTTGACAGATACAAGAAGAAGTGGTTCGGTGAGGATGGTCAATTCAAGGGGGTTGATTCCGTCATCGATTCCATGAATGGATTCTCCAATGATCTGAATCAGGTTGGTGATGGATTCAATAAGATTTGGAGTACCCTACCCGACACCGTCAAGGATTGGTTTGCCCCTGAGGAAGCAGAGAGAGAGGGTGCATCCAAGGGTATAGCCACCGCATCTCAGGATTCCGTTGATGAGAATAATGCCCGCCTGACAACCATTCAGGGGCATACCTATACTCTCGTTCAGGGAGTAAATGATCTTAATGCCACATCGAATCAGATCCTCGAAAAGGTGACTGGAATCGAGAGGAATACATCGGACATGAATAGGAGACTTGATGATATTGATAAAAAGACCAAATCGATCAAGGATTCTGTTGATGATATCAATATGAAGGGTATTAAACTTAGATGATATGAAGGAGATCGTTGAAGCACAGAAGAAATGGCAGAAAGCCAAGGATCAGGCTCGGAGAATCTGCCTCGAAAGAGGAAAATCCGAGCTGGCTGACCGTATATCCGTCTGCACCATGTTCAAGGGAACCGAGACATTGGAGGAAATGATCTCCCTGATGTTCTCGGCTCAGGGATCGGAATTCCTCACCCGATTCGGATTTCCGTCACTCGAAACCTTCAGGAAATTCATCAAGTATCATCCTGAGAAGATGGGGGTATGGATCGATAAGGGAAAAATCGCTCTCTCAGGGGAGAAAAATATCTTTGTGGTAGGTAATACCACCGCAGTGATAAAATGCGATCAGACGGCTCTATATCGCATCATATTGATGCATGGGGCATCTGCTGAGATCGAGGCATCGGGATATTCTGTCATTAAGATAGAGAAGGATGGTGTTTCAAGCTATAATATCAAGGTATCGGACAATGCAAAGGTGATGAAATGAACTACGCAGGGAGATTATTCATAGATAATAAGGATGCGTTCACCGAGTATGGTGTATTCGTTGAGAGGTATGGGTATAAGGCACTCATACAGATGCCTCCTTTCAAGACCCCTGAATCAACCGAATGGGATGAATATGATGGAGCCGAGTTCGATCTGACTGATCCAGTTCTCGATTCAAAGACCTTTCAGATACAATTCTGTATCATCAATGCAACGATGGTGAGCGATCTTCTCGTAGTCCTTTCGGATAAATCATATCATATATTCGATTTTGCCGAGATCGGTAGGAGTTTTAAGCTGAGATTATCGCAGAACTCATCCCTGACATCAAAGATATCACTCGGTAAGACCACCATCAGTTTCGTTGATGATTTCCCACCAATCAGGCGAAAGGAGGGGATGACTAATCAGGAATTGGCATCCGTATTTCCATTCGTTCTCGATGTGCAGCCATATTCGGAATCAGTAATCAATGATGAAGAAAGATTTGAGCTTGATGATATATCATTTGGAAGATTCGGTATTCTCGCACTCGATGGGACAATTCAGAATATTCTCAGGAGCCCGAATGTGCGTGATAACCTGAAGGTGAGTATCAAAGGTAAATCAGGAGTGGAATATGATGATGAGGAAGTTCTATATAAGGCGAAGGATGTGCAGATGAAACTATTGATCCATGCTGATACGATAGTGGATTTTTGGCATCGATACGATTCATTATTCACGGCTCTGATCCAGCCTGAGACGAGGGATTTATTCTCTCAGGAAATCGTCAATTCCTATGAATGCTTCTATAAGAGCTCTCAGATAACCAAATTCGATATACTGAATAACGGTCATGTTTGGTGCGAGTTCACCCTGACATTGACTTTCGTTAATGATCGCCCAACTGAGACAGAATGGCTCCTTGCCTCTGAGGATATGGAATTTATCACTACCGAGGATGATGATGATTATGTATTACTTGATAAAAACAAATAAGCTACATGGCAATCAAGAAGAAGATATCGCAACTGCCTGAGTGCAGGGATTTCAATGGTCTCTATACCATCGGTGTCGATGGAAGCCGTAAATCCGTCAAGGTAAGCCTCGGATATATTGCAGAGGTGGTGAGTGGTATGCAGGAAGCTACGACCGCAGCGAATACTGCGGCATCAACCGCAAATACCGCAGCTCAGAGAGCCGATACCTCCCGTCAGCAGATTGAGGCGAACGAGCAGACCCGAATCTCTCAGGAAAATGCCCGTGTTCAGGCTGAGACTAATCGTCAGACCACTTGGAATAATTGGTTCTCCGATACCCTCGCTACGGGTGTAAGGAAGTTGTGGAATGATTTTTGGAGCAGCATCAATAATTCTTGGAATGGATTCTTCGGAACATCGGCAGAGGATACCAATGGTGTGAGAAAGATTTGGAGTACATGGTATTCAAATGTTCAGAGCTCATGGACTTCATTCTTCGGTTCCAATCCAAACGGAGGTGTGAGAGGTGAATGGGCATCCCTGAAATCGGATGCTCAGGCTGCGACAAATGCAGCCAATCAGAAGGCGGCTCTTGCCAATGAAAAGGCGGCTCTCGCAAACGAGAAAGCAACCCTTGCCAATGAGAAAGCCATCCTCGCAAATGAGAAAGCCTCACTTGCAAATAACGCAGCAGATAATGCGAACACTCAGGCGGGCAGAGCCAAGGAATATGCGGATCATCCTCCAATGATGGGTGATAATGGCAATTGGTGGGAATGGGATGAGGTCAATGATGAGTATAAAGATACGGGGATCCTCGCAAAAGGAGGTATTCTCTATCCGTCATTCCAAGTGAATACCGAGACCATGCATCTCATCATGAACTATCAGGATGATATCGCTGCCGATATGTTCAATCTCGATAAGGAAACGGGGCATTTGTATTTTAACTATAAATAATAATTAATCATGACTCAGGAACAAGAAACCCAGCTTCTGCGATTGCTTGAAGTGATGCAGAACAAACAGATTGACTTGGGAAAGGTGGCAGTCCGTCCGAGGGGAATATATTCGGATCAGACCGAATATGAAGGGCTCGATCTTGTGAAGCATAGCAACTCCGCCTATCTGTCGCTTGCGGATGGAAATGTCGGGAATCCCGTGAGCGATCAAACCAAGTGGCTATGCATCATCAATGGTGAGGATGCGGTCAGGAATGCAGCCCTCGCCCTTGCAGCGGCTAATGATGCCAACGCTGCCGCTGGAAATGCGACAACTGCGGCTGAGAGAGCCAATGATGCGAGAGTGCTCATCATGTCCGTTCTCGATGAAGCAGAGACCGCCATCCAAGAATGCGAAGGAGTGACCGATCAGGCAAGAGAGGTTATCGCTGCTGCAAGCGAGGTGGAGGGGCTTGGATTGATCCCTACGGGCTTGGAAGTCTCCTACCCTGCCCATATAACCCTCGGTAATAAATCGGAGCTCAGGATCGGTGCAAAGCTGACTCCTTCCATCGTTCAGCAGAATATCATCTTCATTGCCGATAATGATGCAGTATCAGTCGGTCATGATGGAACCATCCATGTGAACAAGGTCGGAAAGAGTATCGTGCATATCATCCCGACCATGAAAACGGCAATAGCCCGAAGTGTGATGATCGAGGTAGTCATGCCATCCATCCGAAAGGTCACGGCATCAAGCATGAGACTTGATTCATCGGGAAATATCAGATTAAACTAAGTTTAACCCATTAATTACATCTATCATGCCAAAGAAAGGTTATATCAGTGAGTTCGTGAATGGCGGTAGGATCGTCAGTCACGGAAAGATCGAGAGCCTTGAAAACGGATTCAAGATCTGTGATGGAGTTCCTTTCTCCATCTATGTAAGACCAAAGAATGCCACATCATCCATCGATGTCCTCATCAATCTGAAGTGCTATCAGGATGAAGAAGCATCCAATGTGCCAGTGCCCCTGAATGATTGGAGCCCTCTGTTGGTAAGTGAGATTGCGCCCGATGCAACTCTCCTTAACTACTATGATATCTATTGGGGAAGCGGATGCCATATTGAATCGGTATGATAAACTCGGTTTCGATATCGGTATCAGGACGCAGGGCATCAGGATCCCGAAAGATCGTCAGGGATGAGAAAGTCCGCTTGGTGGATCCGTCATCCATGAGGCTCCTGATAAGGGGAGGATCCCCCGCTTTCAGATTCATGGGATAAGGAACATAGTATAAACCCATTTATAAATTTCAAAGATTATGACTCAAGAACAAGAACAAGAAGTGCTTGAAATGCTTGCAGCGTTCAAGGCAGGAAAGAGACTGAGCGATCTGCCATCGGTCTCAGGTGAGAATCCATTTGATCTCCTTGTGGAGGTATTGGAGAGCGGTGAGAGTAAGAAGGCTTATCTCGCAGAAATGCTCCCGTATCTCGAAGAAGATGTCAGCTATGGAATCGAGTTTGATGTTACCGTATCATCACCCGCTTGCACCCGCATCGGAAATCTCGCACTCCATCGATCTCTGCCCGTTCAGAGCCGCATGAGAGGATGTCTGCTCGATGATAATGGTAATGTGGTAGAATACCTCAATCCTACCGATTGGGGCGGTGATATCCTCGATGGATCGAGAGGTCAGGTTATGGTGGAGATCGCTGGCTACTATCGTAAGTTCGAGACAGTCGGCAATAAGCGCAGAGTCCGCTTCTCGGAATATCCCCTACCTGGCTATCGCCATATAAAGACCAAGTATGTATCAGCTTTCGAGGCATCGCTTGACAGAACCAATAATAAGCTCTGCTCAATCATGAACTCGGATGCTCAGTATCGAGGTGGAAACAATAATGCCGAATGGGATGGATCATATCGCTCACTTCTCGGCAGACCTGCAACCAACATCAGCAGAACCAACTTCAGAACCTATGCCCGCAATCGCAAGGCAGGATCTACGAATTGGAACTGCATGACCTATGATTTGCAGAAGGATCTCTATTGGCTCTTTGTGGTCGAGTATGCAACCCTGAACTCTCAGGCTCCCTACAATGCGGAGCTGACCGCAGAAGGATATCATCAGGGAGGTCTCGGTGCTGGTGTATCAGGAATCAGTGATTGGGGTGGCTATAACGGAAATAATCCTTTCGTTCCATGCGGTGTCACCAATTCTCTCGGTGATTTCTCAGGAGTGGTGAACTATCAGGCTATGAAAGCTGATGGTGAGACGATCCATTACAATGCGCCCGTTCCCCGCTATCGTGGTGTTGAGAATCCATTCGGTCATATTTGGCAATGGACTGATGGTATCAATGTTCAGATCACTCCTGCTGCTGGTGATAACCTGAGCCGTGTCTATGTGACAGAGGATCCTGCCAACTTCAATGATGCGAACTATAATGGCTATCATCATGTAGGTAATGAGGCTCGTGCGAATGGATATGTGACCGCTATCATCTTTGGTGAGGAAGGTGATATCATGCCGACTGAGATTGGAGGTGGTGATACCACATATTTCTGTGATTATCACTATACCGATATCCCATCATCAACCGCACTTAGAGGCGTGTTTTTCGGCGGTCGTGCGGATCGCGGTGCGGCGGACGGATTCGTCTGTGCGAGCTCGTATGGCGCTCCCTCGAATGCGAATGCGTATATCGGCTCTCGC